ACTATTTAGTTTTTTCACAATCCCCATCTTAGCGTTAACCAGATGCGATTGAAATGCAATAACTTGTTCTAAATTAGTTAAATCTTTCTTAAATTCTCTTGCGTATTCCTTACCCTTTGTTCTCAGAACATCTTTACTCTTTTCAGTTTTTACTTTATCAATCTCTTTTGCGAAATGATTTTCCACCCAAGTAACATATCCAGCAGCGTGTTGTTTTGGATTCTTTACTGCTTCACCCTTACGAACCTTTGAGTTATTATATGTTTTCAGAGATGCACCCACCAACTTACCTGTCAATGAATCCTGTAGTCGTAAAAACTTAGATAACTTTGCAGAGTTAATTCTCTGAAATGTTTTACCAGCATTTGATAAATGTCCAGTGACTTCTGCATTCTCAGTTGATGTAAATGTTGCAGTACCAGATGCATCCTTATAAGTTGCATCGTCCATCCACACTGTAGATGTCTTTGTCAGTTTACTAATACTTGCACCGAATGATGCTTTCATGTCTTGTAGTGCAGAACCAGTATAAGTTGTGTGCCAGACAATACCAACCTTTGCTTTGTTGATTACTTTACCCAACTCACTATCTGTTGGAACAGCATATACAATAGTATTAGGTTGAAAAGTATAATAATTTGTGCCGTCAATCTTTGTTGTTTCAACATCATCTGTAAACATGAGGTCACCTTGCAGTACCCCTTTGATACCCAACTTAGAAAATTCTTTAAGTGCGACTTTAAATTTAGAATTAAGATTTCCAGATAAATCAGCATCTATCTCTGCCTCCGTCTTGTAAAGTTTTGGTGTTGCATTGAATACTGATTTCTTTGCAACAAAGAAGTCACCTGTCTCTGGTTCTACTCCAGCAAAGATTGCAGGCGCACCATCCCACTTCACAGTCATGTTAACTGAACTACGACTTTCACCAGAGAACATATCTCTTAGTGAACGTATGAAGTTGATTGCAGCTCTACCGCCAGGCACACCAAAGTTAAGTATTTCATCTTCGATATGTTCTAGATGTAGGTTCTTGCCTGCCTTATTTTCCATTAAATATTTTATTCTTTCCACAAGAGTCCTCCAGTAAGTTTGAGAGGTTCTTCTTTCATCAGTTCTTTAAACACTGGTGTTGCAACTGCCTGAAACTGTGGCTCTGCTGTTTTAGACCCCTTGTAACGTATTTCTAAATTCAATAAAGGTTTTGTTCCATTGTAAACTGTGTAAAACAATTTTGCAGGCGCCCTTTCATCCTTGTTATATTCCCAAGGTTGTCTTTTAACGCTACCCTTATCGTCAACAGTTCTACCCAACTTGATATTATCTTCTTTAAATATTTTTGTTAGTGCCGCAATAGTTGAAGGCAAATCTTTTACATCTGCCCCTTCAACACCAATTTTGTCTTTTTTTCTTTGACCAATTCCTGTCAGAAGATAAAATTCAAACTGACCACTTTCATCAAGAATAGGTTGCAAGTCTACTTTGAAAATAAGTTTTAAGAATGCAGTCATCAGTTCCTTTGAATCTTTTTCTAAAACCTTATTAACTGCCATCCAAAATAAATTCTTTCTACCACCAGCACCACGACCAGCAAGCATATCGTTTGCAAAATCATTTGGTATTTTTGCAATCTCTTTTTTGAAATCTTTCTCAGACATCTTTCTGATTTCAGTATAGTTGGTTGTTTTTTTGTATGCGGCAACCATTCTAATAAAGAACAAATTCTTTGCTCGTTCAATTAAAGTCATATCCTTTTCAGATATAAAATCTCTAAGAAGTGATTTCTTGCCAGTGATTGGTTTATTGATAAGTGTTGGGTCTTGTGCAGCCGTAGTGCGTTTCTTCTTTAATGAGAAACCATAATACTTGTTTCCACCCTTAACAACAATATCAGATGAGTTATAATCTTTGATGTTACCGATTGGTGGATTGAATGCTTTGATTTCATCATCCCACGATTGACCTGTCCAAAATACTTTTGATGGTCTTGGTACAATTTTAAAAATTGCATTTGCAGATGAGATTGCAGTAGCAAGGTCATACCAGTTTTCCGTGAATTGATTTAGTAGGGTTTCTTTACCTGTTGCACCAACAATATCACTGAACTTACCTTTTGCTTCTTCAATAATCTTAGATGCGTCATCAACTGCAATTTCAGTTGAATCGTATTTCTTTCCCAATAGTACAATCGCAGCAGTCATCAACTCCTGTGTACTAGTCGATATCTTTTGACCACCACCTTCGCCGCCATACTCTGGTGTTTTTGCAATCTTTGACCATGCAATTTTGGGATTAGTGACTGAAACAGATTCTACATCATCAAAGTCTGTGACAAGTTTATCCATGTCTTTAACACCATAAACTTCACCGTTCATGGTTATCTGTAAGATTTTGATAGTAGTGCCATCATTAAGCATATGGTCTTCACCATCTGCAATCTTTTTGGCAAATATTTCTATTCTAGGTGTTCCAGAGTTTGGGCCTTTACCAGCAGGTTTTTCTAATTCACCTTTACTTAGACTCGACTCTGAAAGGAACGCATTTAAACGATACATCCTTCAACTACTCCATATAAATTATACTTCTATTTATATGATAGATGAACTAGGGATGAATGTCAACCCCTAATTGTTAAGAAAGCAGGGATAGGATTGTCACCAAAAGGTTTATTTCGATTCATCAAATGACAAACCTTAGTTGCATCATCTTCAAACGTAAAATCTTGCACGACTCTTCGTGTGGGAATTTCAATGATTTCCCATAACTTTGTCTCAAGGTTTACATCAGTATAATACTTAATATCTTCTCTTCTACTATACCTTGAGGTCAGAGAATTTTTCATATGCTTTGCCTTTTCCAGCAAACGGTGTGTTATCGAATACATTTTCATTTTGTCCACTATCAACTAAATCCGATTGTGCTTCCTGTTCACAATCATACAGACGCATCTTTGCTCTGTCTATTCCCAATACAAACCGTTTATTCATGGTAGGGTCATTGTATCGGTTCTTCAACTGTTTGACTACAATCTGGTTGAGTTCTTCTAACTCTTCCGTAGCGATGAGTGCAAACATTAGGTCTGCCGTTGCGGGCAAACCAAAACTTTCTGAAGTATCCTCAAGTCCAATATCGGTTGAGGTAAATCCTGTTCTAGTTGTCTGGGTTGCAGACATGATTGGTACATTTGTTTCGACTGCAAGTCCTCTTAGTTCTTCTGCAATCGACTTGATATAGAAGTAAGAACCTATATTTGCATTTCCTTTGAATCGTGAAGATGCACATATATTTAGATAATCAATGAATATAATGTCTGGTCTAAAACTACGTTTCAATGCGAGTTCTTTAATAAGACTTCTGAAATGACCAACATGAGCTGACGCAGTTGGGTATTCTTTGATAATTAACTTTCCGTTTGTCTTTTTTTGTATCTTGGATAACTGTGTTTCAAACATCTTCTTAGGAAGTGTATGTAGGTCATCCATTGTAATGTTCATTAGGTTTGCATCAATACGTTCTGCAATACGTTCTTCTGCCATCTCCATTGTGATGTAAAGAACATTCTTACCTTGCATTAGTGTTGACGCAGCAACGTGACACATGAACAACGACTTACCAACACCAGTTCCAGCAAGTGCGATATTCAATGTCTTTTGTGGTAATCCACCTTTTGTAATCTTGTTGAAATAATCTAGGTCAAACGCAATCTTTTCTTCTTTCTTGTGATAGAAGTCAAATCGTTCCTCACCATCTTCAACATAGTCGTGACCAATATTAGTATCGAATGATACTGCAAGTGCCTCAGATAGAATGGATGGGATTGCTTCTGGTGTTCTTTCCTTATCCTTTCCATCAATAATTCCTATTCCTTCAAGAACCGCATTGTAGATTGCTTTGTCCTTGCAGAACTTTTCTGTGGTGTCGAGTAACCATTGAGTATCGACTTCAGATTTACTGAACGAACCAATGATGTCCACAATCTTTTTATACTCTTCATCATTAACATCCTTTCGGTTGTCGAGTTCAATAGTGAGAGCTTCCTGTGTAGGAATCGAATTGTACTTATCAATGAATGAACCAATCTCCTCAAAGATTACTCGTTCATTCTTATCTGAATAATATTCTGGTTTGATAAATGGAATGACTCGTCTAGCGTAGTCTTCATCCCAAATCAAATTAGATAGTGTTGTTCTCTCTATTGTCTGTATCGACATATTGTAATTTGTCCTCGTTTAATTGTTCATTTATAATGTGGTGCAGTATATCACCAGCAAGTTCAAAAAAGTCATCACCAAAAAAGTCTTTTGGTAAGTCATTAGAATCTAACATATCCCATTCAAAATGTAAAGTAGCTTTATCATTTTTTTTGTCTTCAGAAATACTGACTTTTCCATAGCGATATACTACTCCTTGATATTTTCCTGCCTTTTCAGTCAGTCCAATACCTGTCCATTTCTGGTCTTTGTTCTCGACAAACTTGTAGTATTCACTCATGTCCTTCATTAGATAATAACCTTACCTGTTGGAACTGCAAGACCTGTTACTGCTTCTGTGTATGCAGAACTAAACTCTGGATTAGTTTCTGTTACGAGAACAACTCCACCAGAATAGAACATGGCCTGTTTTGTGTTTTCTGTACCTGTCATACAGACACCTCTTGCGAAACCCACTTTTCCATCTGGTGTATTTACCAGCATTCTTGGATTGTCTAGTGTTATGTTTCCATTTTCTTCTTTAACCCATTTGCCAAGAAACTCGCCTGACAGTGTTACTAAAGATACGATTGCACCTTGTTTCATAATTACTCCTTAAATATAATGAAGATAACTGCCAACTATGTATTTGGACTCGTCACCTGTTACTTTTCTTCCAGCATGAAGATGTGTCCACATTGGTGGAAACATTAAAAGTCTTCCTGCTTTTGGTGTCACTGAAACATCCCTTTGAGGGAAATCTGTATGACCACCTTCTGGTTCGTTTAAATACAAAAAGAAAACCAGAAATCTTTTTGCAGACGCATGATTACCCACATCCACATGGTCATGAAATTCATCAATACCATTTGGTTCGTATCGTTTCAAGCGAAACATTTCATACGCATATTGTTCTGGAAACATCTTATCAACAACATCACATTCTTCCATGTATCTACTAATACAACTATTGAAAGCATTTTGTAAATCTTGTTGATACGGTTTCCAATTACTATATTGTTGCAATCCAATTTGAGTAAAGGAGCGATGACCTTTTAGTGTTTGTTTATCAAACTGGTCTTCGCTCTTCTCAAATTCTTCAATCATGTTTTTACACATGGTTTCTGGAATTACATCATCGTAAACACGAATGTAGTTTTCATTCAGATTCTTGAACTGCATCTTCTTCTTCAACTTCCACTGGTTTTTGAC